TGGTTTGCAGTTGATTACAGGTGAACCAAGACGGATGAATCCTACGTATTTTCCTGTGTTGGTTTCCCGCACAGCCAATTTGACATTACGACCGACAGGTGGAATGTTCACATGTGAAGATGTGATGTTTAGTAGATTGGTCCAAGTTTCATTATCAATTTCAACGACCTCAAAATTCATATCTTTTGGGTGCATTGTGAATTCTTGGAACAATTCATCTTCAATTGGAAAAAGTGGATTCGATGGTAGTTCTGCCAGAGAATTTAATTTCTGGTCACGCATATACTCATCAATACGGTCAAAGTTACCAAAGTAATCTTCAAATACTTTAGCACAATGAACCGCATCATTAAATTCTAATTTCATACTTTAAATCCATCAAATTTCTTTTGTGGTTTTTCTCTATTACCAAATGTGTTCAAAGGTTTATCTGGTGGACCAGAATGACCAGAATCGGTGATACCATCTTGGCCAGATTGTTCAACATCATATAGTCTCATTTTAGCTCTGTCAATACCAACAGTAAATCGTTTGTATAGTGTTGGATCATTATATCTATTCTTCAATTGTTTTACCATGATTTGTCCCATTTCTTCCAGTTCTTCGGATGAAATGAGCGCAAACATCAAGTCTGCGGTTGCTGGCAAACCAAAAGATTCACTTGTGTCTTCCAACCCTGGATCAGATGAACTGAATCCGCTTCTCGTAGTTTGTGTAGCACTAATGATTGGAACTCCGAACTCAACGGCAAGACCTCGCAATTCTTCTGCAATAGCTTTGACGTAAGTATAACTGTTGACGTTGGCTCCTGCTTTGATTCTTGCTGAACAACATATATTAAGATAATCAATGAAAATAATATCAGGAACAAAAGACTTTTTAAGGTTAAGTTCATTAAGTAACGTCCTAAAGTGAATGCTACTTGCAGATGCTGTTGGATATTCTTTAATGATAAGTTTTCCAACAGTTTTTTCTCGTAGTCTATTAATTTTTTTATCATACAAATCTTTCGGCAAACTCACAAGGTCATCAACTGTAACATTTAATAAGTTTGCATCAATACGTTCAGCAATTTTTTCTTCACTCATCTCCATAGTGATATACAAAACATTTTTGCCTTGAACTAAAGCACCAGCAGCGACATGACACATGAATAAAGATTTACCAACGCCAGTCCCAGCCAAAGCAATATTAAGTGTTTTATTAGGCAATCCACCTTTTGTGATTTTGTTGAAATATTCCAAATCGAAAGGTATGCGTTCTTCATGTTTGTGATAAAATTCATAACGTTCATCGGAGTTTTCCAAATAATCATGTCCAACAGAACTGTCGAAACTTACCGCAAGTGCGTCAGATAACAATTTAGGTATGGACCCTTTATCTTGGGTTTTGTCATTGCCATCGAGAATTGAAATAGAGCCCAATACTGCATTGTATATGGCCTTCTCTTGACAGAATTTTTCGGTCTTGTCAACCAACCACTCAATTTTGGATTCTTCCTGTTTAGTTTTAACAATCTCTTGTAGACAAGATTCACACTTCTCCACTTCATCATCCGTGAGATTTCGCCTTTCTTTGATGGCCAGTTCAATCGCTTCAATCGTTGGTGGAGAATTGTAAGTCTCTGTGAACTTGGAAATCTCATTGAAGATTGCTCTATCGGTCCTATCTGTGAAGTATTCCGATTTAATGAACGGTAGGACCTTGCGTAAGAAATCTTCATTGTAAATTAAATTCTTTAGAATCGTTTGTTCCAGTTTCATCAATCACTTCCTGTTCAATGTTAGATGACATTATTTCCACCAATAAGTCACCAATGTAGTTTTTAAAGTCATTATCTTTTTCCAGCTTGGATGGTTTCTTTACTGGTGATTCTAACACATCATAAGCAAAAAGTAAATAGACCTGTCCATTTTCTTCCTTAAATTTAACTTTGCCATACTTAAATATGGTGTCTTTATAAGGTCCTTCCAAAAATTTAATGTTGACTGCTGTTTTATCATCCTTTGGATAGATGAAGCAGTAATCTATGCCTTCAACCATTATGCACCATTCATAGTTTCAACATCAAATGTTTCATCAATGTTACTTGACATAATTTCTCCTGCTGCCACACGATATTTGTTCTCAATGAACTCACGGAACGATTTCTGTTTAAGAATAGGCATCCAGAACTCTTTGGTATCAGTATCTTTGATACGATATTTCTTTTCTTCTACTTCACCAGTATCTTTGTCCACCTTACTGTACCATCCGTTTGATGGCTTAACCACATGTTTGGATTCAATTGCAAGGTCAAGTAAACCAGACCAGGTGCTAATACCACCATCAAAAGATACACTAACAGGTATTTTAGATTTTTCTTTGACATAACGAGATTTCTCCACATTGATAATAAAGTTGTAACCGATAATTTCAGTTCCTTCTTTTTCTTGTTGACGACCAATAATAAAAATATTATCAGCGCTATAATATGAACCGGTTCCACCACCAACAATATCTTTTGGGAACATACCAATTTCTTTGTATGTGTGGTTGACAACAACCATTGGAATGTCTTTCATTGTCAGGTGTGGAGTCACCATACGAAACAAGGACTTAACTTGTTTAGCACGTGACATGTCGGCTACAGATTTACCTTCTAGAGCATCCTCCACTTCCTTTTTTGATGCGAGGTTTCCGATGGAGTCGATGACGATGATGAGGCGGTCGCCCCGCTCCAATTGCGTAAGTTGCTGCATAACATCGAACTTGAGTTGCTCAATATCGGTAAGTGGTGTATGCAAGACACGATTAGTATCGATCCCAAAACTGTCAAAATAACTTTGAGGAGTACCAAACTCAGAATCATAAAATAAGAGAGCCGCATTTTCATATTTGTCCAAATAAGATTTTGCCATCAACAGAGAAAACGCTGTCTTAAAATGTTTTGATGGCCCTGCCCACATTGTAAGACCTGGTGTTAGACCACCGTCTAACTTACCAGAAAGTGCCACGTTGATAATTGGCACAGCGGTTGGAATCATATCTTTGTCGGTAAAGAATTTTGATTTTGCCAGAATAGAAGATTCTTTGATGCTACTATTCTTTTTGATTTTTTCTAATATACTCATAATGTTTCCTTTTTAAAAATCACCACCGTCTAGTTTCTTCTCTTTGAAGGAATACGGTGCATCATAATCATA